CTACTTTAGATTGGGTTATTCTTCTTTGCAATAATATCGTTAATGTTCAAACAGAATGGCCCCTGTCTCAAGAATCACTTGACAACTATCTACTTGAAAAATACGGTGATTACGAAACCCTTAATGCTATTCATCATTATGAATCACCAGAGATAAAGAACTCACAGGGCATAGTCTTAGTGCCGGAAGGCACCATAGTTCCAGCCAACTTCTTTATTGAATACTACGATGAAGGAATCGGGAATACGGTATATGTTGCGGACATTGCGATTCCGGTTACTAACTATGAATATGAGATAAGAATAGAAGAGAAAAAAGCAAATATCTATGTATTGAAGCCAAACTATATTGGCATTATTCTATCTGATGCAGAAGATCTGAGCAGTTATAAAATTGATGGAGATCAATACGTCAACGACAAGTTAAAGCGGGGCGATAATATCAGATTGTATAACCAATAAAAAAGGCCCTTTCGGGCCTGGGTATCAATCGTCAAGTAGATCCTTAAAGGCATCTAGAAGTTCAGACTCTTCCTCTTCTTCATAAGAAGATGAACTTGACTTGCGATAGGTGCTCTCAAGTTCCTGAATCAGATTCTCGCTTTCACTGTCTTGTGCAATGCGATCCATGGCTTGCTCTTGCTCTTGTACGCTACCGGAAGAGGCAGAAGTACCGAGTACACGGTCAAGCTGTTTCTGAAGGTCAGCAGTGGATTTAAACTTATCAGCAGAGACAAGTTCCTGTAGGGAGTGGCACTGCTTCCAGATTGCCTCTAGAGCATCATCATCCCCACCTAGTAGAGGAGCAGCATTATCAAAGCCACTGTCATCATAGTTAGGATAGCTACGACCACTGGCTTCCTTTACGGTCTTAACTTTGATCTTGAAGTTAGCACCGGCACCCCACATATCAAACGGCTCAATAGCGGCATCACCTTCAAACTGTGGTGAGCGAGCAGCAGTTAGCTTTTCGTGGATCTTTTGACCGTAGCGGTAGATCATTACCTTACCTTCAAGCTCAGGGTTTGAAGGATTCTTAACGATATAAACGTTTGAGTAGTAGCTCAGTTTACGCTTACGTTCGGTAACAATCTTTTTGTTGGATTCAATACCAGAGTTAAAAAGTACACTATTGGAGGCACAGATAGGACACTCTCCACCAATGGTGGTTGGGCAATTCTCAATCAGCCATTTGCCATTTACTTTAAAGCCGTGGTTGTAGAGCTTTACGGTGGAAGCATCCTCATTTGCAGGAGCAGGTAGGAAGCGGACAATAGCAAAGCCTAGTCCATCTTTTCCACGCTCTACACTGAAGATACGATCATCTTTGTAGTCCTTGGTGTTATTCAGCTTTTCTGCTTCCTTGATTAGTTTCTCGGCAAGGGCACCAGTAGCAGAAGCTTTTTTTAGTTCTTTGAAGCTGTTCATTTCTTTAAACGGTAGATAACGGTACGTTGGAAGCTTTCTTGATGGGTTTACCAACCCAGATGTACTATTTAGGCAGGCATCAGAGATCAATCATTATTGGCTCAATATCGCACTCTTTAAGGTTTATATGAGTCCATAGCTGATCACTTAGGCTCTTATTGATCCATGCCCGATACTTAGAACATTCACATTTCCAGCCAGTATGTTCTCCTTTCTTTCCAAAAGTTTCAATCCATTCCTGATTACCATAATCAAGAATATTAGTATCAAACCAGAAAATATAATAGTTCTCGTCTTTCTTTAATGATGATGTTGCAAGGCAAACGTAATAATCTTCTTTCTTATCCGATATGTATTGTACCTTTTCTTCTAGAGTTGGGAAGGATGTTGTTCTACTTCCACTGATTTTTAAGCTGCTAGTTGAAATGGTATAATATCCAGATTTGTTTGAGATCTTTTTATCATCTAGATCTCCCCAAGTGCAAGATTGATCTTTTCCTGATTCATGAGAATTATTTGGTTCCCAATCAGACTTACCACCAACGGCTGTTACTGATTGAGCAAAAATATCTTCCCATAATACTCCTTTGATCGGCGTTCTATACAAATGATGATGAACGAGTATTCGTTTTTCTATCTCTCTGATTAATTTTTTGTTAAGCACTGCATTTTAATAATTCGTACAAAGTTTGTTTTATCATAATGAAAGAATGGCCTGTATTTGGTCACAAGTAACTTTATACCTTTCCAGATGATATCATCATCCTTAAGATTTTTAGTAAAGAATAATAAATCATCTATGATGATGAAAGTCTCAACAGAAATCTCTTTCTTTAGCAATAGCTTTAGAATCAAAGGATGTTTGTTTTTGTCTGATACTATCGCATCAAGTAGATGGTGATCTTCTATTATTTTCTTAAGATCTTCGGTGAAGGTGTCTTCTAGAGAATTCTTTCTGTTTAACCATTTGTTATAGTTGCTCTCTCCAATTGTCTTTAGATCCCCAACCCACACTTTTGCTTGGTCGGATGATTCTACATAATTTGCAACAAAGTAATCTACGATCTGTTCTTTGGTCTTGCTTCTTGATAGTTTTTCAAAGAAGAAGCGATCTTTTCTTTTGTAAAATGATTCTTTTTTTGCTGTTACCTTGCCACTATATTTGAAGTAGTCATATGACTTTTTAGTGAAATGATTCTTAATGGCAAGATACGTACAGAATACTTCAAAGTCGGTCATTACAGGGGTAATGACGCCCTTTTAGTATGAGTGATAAAGTTGAGCCTTTGGGCATCGTTACGCAGCTTTTCTTTTAATGGTTTAGGAATGAGCTTTGTGATAGACTCAACTTCCAGATTATTCTTCTCACAGTATTCTACGATAGCAGAAATATAAGTGTGGTCTGGATCCGCTCTTACGATAGCCTCAATTTCTTGTGCAAACTTTTCTGGTGTTGTGAACTTTTTTTCTAGTTCTTGTTGGAATAATTCAGATGCATCCATATTCTAATTCTTTGTCCATGTTAAATTTGTAAATGTACTTCTTGAGTAGAAGTAGGTATTTCTTGATATCAGTTTCTTTATAGACTTCAACATCACCATTCTCACAGGTCATGATGATTACTAATTGCTTTGCTCTTTGTCCAGTCAGTTCATAGAGCATTAGTGAGTAAGCTGTTGCTTGTACAAAATAGCCTTCAATCCATTCTACCGGCTTTACTTTTTCAGAAGTCTTGAAGTCAATGACACTAAGAACACCATCAAACTCTGCAATACAGTCAGCGGTACCTGCAATACCTAGAATTTCTGAAAATAGACCAATCTCAATACCTAAGATGTTATTGATCTTATTGAGTTCTGGCTTGGCATTATTGAACAGATAAGTCGGAAGATGATCTGCTTTAGGAATCTCTTCATTATTCAGATAATGCTCAATGAGAGTGTGGGTATTAGTACCTCTGGTAGTTGCTCTTTTTGTGATCCTGTTAGCTTCATCCTCCCCTACTCTTTTTCGCCAGGATGCGAACTTATCCTTAGACCAATGAGATGTAATACTGGTAATTGAAGTAAAGTAGGCTTTCTTCTCTGATCCAACTTGCTCATAAAGTCGGATTCCATCAACGTGAGTTCTTTTTAGTTTTGGTACCTCAATCGTATTGTGGAAGAACTTCATCGTGTCCACCCCCAAGGATCATAGGCTGGATCTCTTGCAATGGTGACTCTTTCATCTTGGAATACTGCATTAGGATATGCATCTTTAATTCGTTTTCTGATGATCTTCTCATCATCAGTATAAGTTTGAATATGTCCTATATGACAATTAGGTTTAGTTAGAGTTTCGTAGGTTATCTCTTTTAATTTTGGTTTAATTGACTCATTAAATTTCCATTTAGAGCACCAAGCGGTTGAGTCTACCTCAGGCCAGTATGGGTATTTTATATTTGGGGCTGCGTATCTACATGAGATGTTGTTGGGCTTCCTTCAATGATCCGAGCATAAACGCAGTTCTGGCATCTTTGTTCTTCTGGATAAGGTTTTATTTCCATAATCAATTAATTAGTTCAGGTATTGTAGCACATGTTGCCCAGCTTGTCAAGCCCCCGTCAGAGCATGATTCCTAGATCGTGCTGGGCAATTAAGAACTCTTTAACTAGACCAGAGCGTACACAATCTTCAATACTGAATTCAACCGTTTCAAAAGAAGGCATCTTGTCAATGATCTTCATGAAATCAGCCAAACCTTTCTTATCATTCTCGTTTCTTAGATCAGTCTGGAAACCATCTCCAACAAAGAAGATCTTACAATCGGTGCCAATACGGGTAATGACCGTAGAAAGTAAATGACCATTAAGATTCTGGAATTCATCTACAATAAGAATACAGTTGTCAAAGGTAGCACCACGCAGGAAACTAACGCAACTAAAGTCAATGATCTTTTCAGATTTTAATTTGCCGTAGAGCATTTCATATTCTTCATCGGTTGGAAGATCAAACATCTTCTTTACGATGTGCTTATATGGAGACTCAAATGGAGCAATCTTTGATTCTAGACTACCACTAAGAAATCCTAGCTCATAAGATTGCACCATATTTTTTAGTACAATAACCTTATCATATGGAGTGGATGGATCTAGAACTTCTTTAATAGCCTTGTAAAGAATAACCATCGTCTTTCCGGTACCGGCAGCACCATGGGCAACGATGTTTTTACCATCATCATAATAATCAAACAGCTTTTGTTGATTATCAGTAAGCGGATAAATGTCTAATAGGAAATCTGTACTAACGAAACTGCGACGTTTTTGTTGGCGAGGTTGATAAGATGGATTTGATTTTTTACGCATTTAGAGTTGAATTTGTGATTTACTGCCGCCTGATTTCTTGACTTTTTTGAGAACTTCGCCCCAACTTGGATGGGCTTTAATGATCTTGTCCTGCATTTCTCCAATTTCTGCGGATGCAGGAACAGTTGATGGATCAGACCAGTCACGTATCCAGAGTGGGTTTTCTTCCTTAAAAGTTTCCCACTCACCAAGAGTAAGTTTTACTTCTTTTTGTTCTCCCGTTTCAGTGTTGACTATTGGGTATATGGGCATTTTAATTTTCTAATAATAAACTTGGTGCATCATCATATTCTGAACAATCGGCTAAGCGATCAAACTCAGGATGATCTTTAAGATAATCTTCTAGCTCTTCTTCTGAGAGAAGAATCTTAAAGACCGTTCCTGTCGTGTGTTCTTTTAGACAAAAGGATTTCATTTTAGGTATTGAGAAAATACACTCCTACTTATGGACTTAATTTCGCCCGGTGTAGCCGCTTCTCTTCGTAATACTTCCATACATTAGGAGCCCATAATTGTAATTCAGGGGCCAACATATCACATAGAGCTTGGATCTCAACTTGTGCATCAAGTTTAGAACGCAGATCTAAGAAATGAAGAACTGATCTTAGATTAAAAGAGACTACAAAGTTCTGACGAATTGCTTGTGGGAGGTAGTCCCGAATATGCTCTTCACTCATTCCTTGTCCATAATAATCAGCATACTCATGACATTCATCTAGAATTCTTTCTAGCTTACGCTTGCGATGCTCTTCAGTCCACTCATACTTCTTACCCTTACGGTTTGTATAGTATCCAACGGGTCTTACATAGAATACTTCTTCTACATCAAGTTCTCCTTTAGAAACTTTAACTACACGTTTTCCAGTATATCTCTGAGATTGTACGTCCCAAGAAGTTCCGATGCGATGGGTTCTAGCCTGAACAATAACATTGTGGACAAATCCAGCGCAGGAGAATGTAAGTCCAGGGTGTTCTAGTGGTCCCCAGTGTCCCCTATCATTAGCAAGAAGTTGTTCAACAATCCATTTACCACATTCATCAGATCTAGGTACGTCAACTTTATGAATAGGGATTTCTGAGTAGTCCCCCTTTCCGGCTTGCCAAATTACTTGTTCTGGAATTGGATAGCCTTGTAGTTTAACTACCTCAAGGTGCTTATCTAATTCAATTAGATCTTTAGATTTGATTGGCCTCATTCAGTTAACTCCCTCCCAACTATCAAGTGTATCAGCGCCTTTGTTTTGCTTTCTTACTTTCTTTAGCTCTTTCATAAGAGATTTAATCTCTTTATATGCAGTATCTGCATCAATTTTATTTCCCATCTCAAGAGAGATAATCGTTTCTACTCTAGTTTTGAAATAAAAGAGTTCTTTTTCAAACTCAGTCAAATCATAAAAGCCCAAAATTATTCCTCCACATAGTAATCTGGCTCGGGTTCATCTTCCTTCATCTTACCAATAAGCTCTCTTAGGCTAATGGTATTATTCTTTTGTTCTTCTATTTCTTCTTTCACTTCTGTATTATCAAGTTCTAGCTTGAGTACCTTTATCGTTGCCTCTAAGCTTTCTATCAGAAGTCGGATCTTTTCTGGATTCATCCTGTTACCTACTATAGCAGAAAAGGAGCCCAAAGGTGGACTCCTTGTGGCAGTTTATTAACTGTCTAATCAGCCTTCCTCGGCTGGAATTTGAGCTTCTACTGCAGCTAGAGCAGCCTCAAGAGCGGCATCCTCGGTAGCGTCAGCCTCAACTAGGGCCTGTAGACGTGCGGCTTCGGCAGTAGCAGCAGCGGCTACCTCACGGGCAGCAGCGGCTTCAGCTTGAGCGGCGGCCACAGTTTCATCATCAGCGGCAGCATCAGCAAGTGCGGCAACAAGGCGCTCTTGAAGTTGAGCAACTTGATCTAGAAGATTCTGGCGTTCACCTTGATAATAGGCAAGAACGCGAGCAAGACGGGAAGCAAAGTTAGCCATAAGATTTTTAATCCTCAAAAATAATTTACACATTGATCTGCAGTTGAACTGCAATGTATTTAACGTTGTACGAACTTAAGATCATGAGTCGTTGCACCGATCTTCTCAATAATATAACGACACCCGACATAGGGATCAATATTGGAACAGGTATAAACATCAACAGCAGCTTTTCCTTCCTCAGGCCAACTGTGGATTGAAATATGTGACTCAGCCAGCATCAAAATAGCAGTGACTCCCTGAGGATCAAATTTATGTGATGCTGTATTGAGAATTGTTGCTTGACAAAGTTCTGCGGCAGTTGTTAGCATCGCCACAATAAACTGCTGATCATTAAGTAAATTAAAGGGGCAACCGTATAGGTTGAGAAGATAGTGCTTTCCCATCAGATATCCGGGGGATCCTGGGTTGCTTCTTCAATCAGCTTAGACACATAATTTTCAGTACCATCCATGCTCTTCACCTGAAATAGATTAGATTTAGTATACTTTTTAATCTTTTTGTATTTTTTAATTAACTTGTTTAGCTCTTCTTTATATACGACAACAGCGGGTTGTTTTTTGAATCCTTCGTTACTCATCGGTCCCACACAACATCAGGAAGAGCTTCACGAATAAGTTCAAACGGAATTGGATACTTTTCGGTTAGCTTTTTGTCTTTAGTTAGAATAAGGATTTCTGCTTCCCGTGGATGTAGGCCCTGGACTAGATTAATGAACATAGTCTCCCGGCGGATGCTGGAAAGGCTATCATTACCTCCACGAATGAAGTTATAAAAATTTTGGAATTCTTTGCGGATAGTGGTGCGATTGTTTGCACCGTAAGTATCAACAGGCTCACCACTCTTCAGTTGCTTACCAACAGTGGCTGAAAGAGTATCATTGCCGACATTGAGTTCTTCTAGGCCAGCATAAGGAACATCACCAAAAGGTAGAGCAGACTGAAGGCTAGTGTAGTTCCAGAGCCATAGGGCAATAATGCTATCGTCCCGGTATTTCTGAATGACTTCAATCTTCTTTGGTTTAGTGCGTTGCTTTAAGATAAGATCAAATACCTCAAAGGCAAAAGGATTAGGTTGTAGTTCAATAGAAGAAGCTGCTACCGGCTTTTTCTTTGCAGTGGTAGCAGCTTTTTTAGTTGCAGTGGTAGTAGGCATTTTATAATTTAATCAGTTGGGTTATTTAGTGATCAATCCTCCTCGCTATCCATAAGCTCATCATAGTCAATATCCCCATCTACTCGCACAGCGAGTAGTTCAGTCTGGGGAATCAATGTGCCATCAGCATTGAATAGCTCAGGATGTGGTGTCCAAGTTGAAGGTGGATGATCTTCAAGATATGTTTTAACCACCCAACCAGCAAGGACTCCCACCATAAGAGTCAACATTACTGTGAGGATAGTGAGGACTAAGATGGCAGCTAACATTTACTTTTTCTCCTTGGGTTTTATTTTTAACTCAAGGCGAAAGGTGATCTCTTGATTAAGGAAGGAAACAACTTTCGCCAATTTATAATGGAAACTTGTTTTTTCCTCCTTTTTAATAATCTTGGGATCCATCATGAAGACAAACCCCCTGTCAATCTTATTTAGCCCTAAGAGTCCGTCTTTTTGTTGTCCCATTTTTATTCTTTGCGTTCTTGTCCTTAATGAATTTCTTTACCCCTTCAATTACTTCATCAAGATAATTGCGGATTTTACGAGCATCTGGCTTGGAAAGGTATCCATAAGCTTGCCTTACGTAAACAGTATTATCCTCTTGTCCGCCTTGGAGATATAAATCTAAATCTTTAATTGTTTCTTGAATATGTTTTACCGTGCTAGATCTAAGAATAGCTTGGGCATCAACGCGCCTTAGATTCTTTACCTTTAAATATGCAAAGGTATTGATGGTAAATTTATGCTCTGAAAAAGCATAATCAACTGCCCTCTCAATATCGTAGAGAGTTTCTGTGTCCATCACACAAGCCCTTGTTCCCGTAGATACTTAACTGTATCTACGCAACCCCCTAGGCGTTCACCATCTTTAATTACTTGAGGGAACGTAGTACCAGGGCCAAACTGATCATAAAATTCCTGCCGAGAAAAATCCTCGTCAAGGGTCTTTACTGTATGGGTAAAGTTGCACTGCTTCATTACGGTTTTGATCTTATCACAATAAGGACAACCGGGTTTACTATAGATTTCAAATGTCATTGGTTTTGCTGTCTTTCTAAACGGTCTAATCTTTCTTGGTTTTGTTTTTCTTGCCTATCTCTTATTTGTTGAGCCTGATTTTCTTTTTCAGCTTGTCTTTTCGCGGCTTGTTCTTCAGCTCTTGCCTGTGCTGCTGCCCTAAGTTCTGCTGCTCTGGCCCTTTGCTGCTCTTGTCTTTGCCTTTGCATTGCCATTCGTTGAGTTGCAAGTTGCGCTGAACTTGCAGCTTGTTCAACGAATAAGGAGAAGGGTTTCATAGCTTTTTAGAGCTATTTATGGTTATCTCAGTAATTTGTAGGTTCTTTGAAGCTACAGCCTTCCCCTTTACCACCAATACTACGGGAAAAAAGTTCAGTAAACTTTTCCATCTTCATTGGATGAACTGATGCCGGATTTAAAGTAATAGCTTCTCTCAGTGATTGAAGCTCGGTCCATTCTTCGGGGCTCAGTTCAGTGTTCATTGTATGTTGGAATGCTGACATTATTTATCAGAAGAAGTCCCCTTTGAATCCAGAATCCTTAAGTTTTTGCTCAAGGTTGTCCGAAATGTTTTCGTACTTGACAATGTTATCAATACAAACAAGACAATCAGAGATTTGCTTATTTACCACGGGCTTCTCAGACCGGGCTGCATGATGTAGTGCGGTGCGGAGGTAGCTCTGTGCATCCTCCAGTGATTCCTTAACCTTTTCAGAAAGTGCCATAATGATTTAAAACAATGTTTTCAATTGATGCGTTCTTCCAGATAGCTGCCATAGAGAAATGGCTTGTTGCTACCATCTTTAAATCCTAGAGTTTGACGTAGCCTGATTGTGTCATCCTCAAGTAGCCGGATTTCCTCTCGGAAATTCATCCCAGAATATGCGGTTCGGAGGACAATACAATCATCATCTACTACTTCAACATTACAAACAGTCGGTTCTTCAGTGAAATAACCAACATCTCGCTCAAGTGTTAGCTGATAACCCTTAACCAACATTTCCCCATCGGAAACATGTTCTTTAGTTTCAGAATCTTTCGTATCCCAAGATAGCTTATAGAGGAAATACTCTGGATAGTCTTCAACCTCTTGAATTGAAAGGTTGCTGGTTAACAGTTGGGATTTATTTGGTTTGGGGTAATAATACCTCCGATTAGAGTCCCAGGTGCCGATACAGCGGCTCATGAAGTTTTTAAACTTTTCACTCATAAAGCGTTCATACTTTTCACTGAACATAATGTATTTTGTCTTTAGGTTTTTTAATTTGTTTGCGTAAGAATACTTTTGCTTCTTCTAGGGAAAAGAACTTAATGGGCCTAGGAAACATTTCAAATTCCCAGTAGTTACACCAGAAGAACCATCTTCTTTTTTGTGGGTAAAAGCAGGTAGAACCACAATTTTCTACCCTTTCTAAGACTCTATGGTTCATCCATCAAATCTATCGGACCAACTATTTAAGAGTTTCTCTCTTACTTTTTTGAGTGCCCTAAATTTGTTGATTTCATAGCTCTGATTCTCATATAGTAAATCTTCTGCCCATTTTGGAAGAACGTCACTAATGATATCATGATAATTATTAAGTGCCCCGATTAGAGCTTCATGCTCATCAACGGTAATATCAAGCGTTAGGTCAGATTCATTCATTAGTTAGGTACCTCTTCTTGTGAATTCAGATCAGAAAAATAATTACGGCATTGGGTCAGGGCATCAACAAGTCGGGTATCTTTCTTAAGTCGCTCTGAAAGTTCTCCAGTTTTCAAGTAATGAGTAACATCTAGCTCTTCTAGTGGGCTGAGATATGGTGGCTTTGGTTCGTATTCTAGATCATAGTCATGTGCAATCTTACGCATGGCATCCTCATCATTACTATCATTAAAGGCAAGCTGACATGCTCCCCTAATAATGGAATACTCTGCAAAATCAATAGCCCGAAGGAACGACTTAAAGAGATTAAAGTATTGATGGACATTAAGCTCGGTAGTTTCTGACCTGATCGTAATGTCCTGATTGCTCAGGAGAGAGTCGTCAAAATCGGTGTAATCTTTAGCTGAATCGTAGTGATAACGAAATTCAATGTGTCCTTTGGTTTGCATAATAAGGAATCAACTTCATGTAGAATAACAGAATGGTTGGGGCTATGGTTGCTTGATGTACTCTTTGACAACTGGCACACGACCCATTCCGCTCATATTGTAGATTGCATTAGCAATAATGAATCCGTTGGTTACTACAGCCTGTAGTATAATAACCAAACGGATAAGTGCGATAATGTCAGCTTCCTTGTCATTCTTTCCGCTCTTCTCTCCTAGAGCCAGAGCAATAATCCTAAATGCGGATTTATGTTTAGATTTCTTCAAGCAGTTCTAGAATGTTTTTTACTTTTGGTTGAGTTTTAGATTGTTTGTAATCCTTGGGCTTTAGTCCATTCCGGGCAACGTACTTATTTAAATGTTCCTGACATTGAAAATAACAAACCTTTTCGTCTTTGCCTTCAAAATGCCTTAGGGTAATAGGAAAGGTTTCATGAAACGGCAGGATCGGATCTTCATAGACCGGATTATTGAGCCTCTCTTTTCTTTGAGAGATGGGCTTAACTTTAGTTGTTGTTTTCTTTCTTGCCATCTTCTACTCCAGCTTCATAGGCACTTTGTAGCCAATTAACAATACGCTTTTCTGCTTTTTTAGTCAAATCTTCATGTCCTAAGGATTTATAATAAAAAATTGCATCTAAATCAGAGTAAAAGATTTCCGATGTAAGGCTCCAACCTTGTAGGGCATGAAACCAATCTTCAAATTTTTCATTTTTTTCCATAATTATAAAAATAAATTACCCTCAAGGTAAGTAAGTACATCAGAAGTTTTATCACCTTCAATGTCATCAATAGGACAACAGCCAAGATTTTCATTATAGGTCTTGACCCAACATTTCATAAGGCTTTCGTCTCCTCCTAAAAGATGACTTAGACTAAAATAAATCCGAACTAAAGATAGCTTGTCTTTTATTTTATCGTAATCTACTTCAAGTATTTTAGTTGCGTTTTTACAAGCAGCATCAATCAGTTCAGAGTCAGTCATAGTTCAGTACCTTGCATTAGCCCAGGCCAAGATTTCTTTGCGGGTGCCTACAAAAAGAATAATAGGATCTGAGTGCCACTGAGGACCATCCGGTGTTGTTTCACTGAATGGGATTGGTTTGTACATCTCTACTTGTGAGTAGCGATTGCTGCCGTCACCA